AGTATTACGCTGCCGACTATCGTGAAATGATAGAAGACTGGGGCCAGCAGATCATGGCCCATGAAAGACGCTTGGGGGAGCGTGGCAGATGAGATCCCCCAGGGTTGTAGCGCAAGACATGGTTAAGGCTATGGACGCAGCAGCCAAACAAGTCTGGGACTCTGAACCAAAAAAAGAATCGGATGAGAAGCTAAAGACATTGGTGTTTGCCCATGTCTGCAATTCTTACGCAAGGCGAGGGGGCTATGGCAAGACCGATCCTACCTGATCCAGAGGTGTTCGCAGTAGAGTTTGAGGCGTTGGGCGCGACCAATATGGCAGCCAAGTACAACGTCTCGGTCAGAAACGTGTTTGCTAAACGCAAGCGGGTGGAGGGCATGCTGGGCAGGACTTTGAACGTCCCTGCGCACCTATCCAAGACCAACGGGCCGAGAAAGGCAGTTCGTCAGACGCTCACCATCAAGAAAGACAAAACCTTCTTGATCGGTTCAGACGCTCACTATGAGGCCAACACCGTAACCACTGCCCACCTTGCCTTTGTGGAATTAGCCAAGCAACTCCAGCCAGATGTCATAGTTTTGAATGGTGATCTGATGGATGGCGCGAGCATCAGCCGCCACGCCCCACTGGGGTGGGAGGAAAAGCCCACAGTGGAACAAGAGCTAAACACCGTGACGCAAAGGCTCTCAGAGATTGAGAAGGCTGCGCCTAACGCGGAGCGGTTCTGGACGATGGGCAACCACGACCAGCGCTTTGATATGTCACTGGCGCAGAATGCGGCGATGTTCCAGGGAGTCCCAGGGTTCAGCCTGAAAGACCATTTTCCTAGCTGGACGTTTTGCATGTCCCTATGGGTAGAGGGCGCAGAAAAGCCGATCATGATAAAGCATAGGTTCAATGGCGGGGTTCACGCAGGCTACAACAACGCCCTCAAATCTGGCGTTCACATGGTGACGGGCCACACTCATCAGATGGAGTGCAAGAGTTGGTCTGATTACAACTCGCACCGCTATGGCGTTCAGTGCGGGACAATGGCCGATCCGCACCAGCCGACCTTCGACTACGCCGAAGACACCCCTAAGAACTGGGTGTCAGGCTGTGTTGTTCTAACTGTTCGTGATAACTTCCTACTGACGCCAGAATTCGTAAAGGTTCACAAGCCATCAGAATACGAGTGGCGCGGCGAGATCCACCGAGTAGATTACGAATGATGCGTGAAATAGACGCCACCGAGTACATAATTGCCAACCAACTCAATTACCTGAGTGGGCGGGTGGTTCAGTTAGTCACAGAATACGGGGTCACCAAAGATATCCAAGTTTTAGAGGAAGCCTGCCGCGATCTTGCTACACTTGTTCAACGAGAGCGGTTCATCGAGGAGAGGTTTGGTGCCGACAGTTCTGATTGAGGATCTACCCAACAACTGTCAAGTGACAGTCATAGTCTCGTACCTCTACGAAGAAGAGCCAGACCCTAACCCTCCAGCGGAGATGCCAGAGGATCGCGAGCGGGAAAATATCTGGCTGGTTAGCAAGAAGGCTGTAGATTGAGATAGTCCTTGTGGACTCCATCGCAGACGCGCTCGATGTACTGCTGTTCCTCAATCACTTCGTTCTCATAGTCGTTCTGACCGGCAGCAAAGAAGCCGACGATCAAAAGCAGGGCGAGTGGATAGCGTAGTTTCATGGTATCCCCTTGGGCCGCTTACGCGGCCTCTTGTGTTGCGTGGTCTAAGATCTCGTCCACATCAACTTGACGAAGCCAAGTAATGACGATGTCATGTAGTAGGCTGCCCCATATTGCGCCACGGAGATTTGGGTCAGATTTTGGCATCTCGCGCAGCGTCATTTCTTTTAGCAGATCGTATATAGATTCGCAGTTAAGGTTGCCGTTCTGTCTCAGCATTTTTAACTTGCCACTGTTATCAAGCCACCATGCAGCCTGCCAAGTTTCGTAGTTTCTCCAACCTTCGTATCGTTCCATGTCCGTTCCTCGTTGTTGATGGGGTTATTGTACACCAAAGGTTTACACATACAACAGGGGGGAGGGCGAAAAAGTTGCCTTTTTTGTAAAAAAGACGGGTATAATTCCCACCTAGCACATAATGAACACCGAAACAAGGATCGCAAATGGCTTTATTGCAACGATTTGCATACCTAGACAGTGGAACGCTTGGAAAGCTAAGTATTGGCGACTGGTCGTGCTACACGATTGAAAGACCGTGGAAAGATAACCAGCCAAACGTATCCTGTATTCCCGAAGGGACGTATGCCTGTCAGCCATTCAGCGGTAACAGGTTCAAAGACGTTATTCAGGTGATGGATGTGCCAGACCGCACGTTTATCCTCCTTCATGTTGCAAATTTCCCACACGACGTAGAAGGATGTATCGGTGTTGGGGATCGCTTTGTGTCAGATGCGCTAGAGCCTGCTGTTTACAACTCCAAGAAGACGCTGCAAAAGCTGATGGAGATATTCAACGGACATGAAGAACGAATGACCCTGAAAATTACGGGTGTGAGGGCTGAGATATGAAATGGGATTCAATCAAAAATTTGGTAGGCGCAGTAGCACCGACCATAGGAAGTGCCATAGGAGGCCCAGTAGGGGCCGGAGCGGGGAAAATACTCGCACAGGTACTTGGGGTGCCAGCAGAGCCACAAGCCGTTCAGAAGGCGCTCAGTGAAGCCTCACCCGAACAGCTAGCCGAGATTAAGAAAGCCGACCTTGCCTACAAAACCCGTCTTGCAGAGTTAGAGGTGGATATCTTTGAGCTTGAGACTGCCGACATCCAAGACGCTAGAAAGAGCGGTGATTGGACGCCCAAGGTTCTCGCATTGTTAGCCTTCCTGTTTTTCGGTGGGTATGTGACCCTTGTTACCGTTCAACCGCCAGATGCCAACTCAGAAGCGGTAATAAACCTCGTTCTGGGATACCTGGGAGGGGTGGTGTCAGCGGTGGTGTCTTTCTACTTCGGCGCAAGCCACAAGGCAGACAAGTGAGGGGGGTTCTGCTGTTCAACAAGGATGGCACGATCTACGCAGGCCAAGTCCATACGATGCCTGATGGCGTGGTACATACTGGAGCCTTGCACAACCCGACAAGCCGCAAACTTTTCTACTATCACCAGCTATCGCCACAAGCCAAGATCCGCGCGCTAGAAGGGATGGTGGAGCGATTCGACAGCCCTAGCAGAACCAAGACGAGTTTCAACAACTGATGGCAGACACAGCAAAGCGAAAGAACCCAGAGATATGGGAGAGGGCCAAGGCAAAAGCCAAGCGTAAGATGGGCGGCAATTGGTCTGGCAGGGCTGCGCAGTTAGCGGTTACTTACTACAAAGACATGGGTGGTAAGTACGAAGGCAAGAAGAAAGAGACATCACTGAGCCGCTGGACGGATCAAGACTGGGACTATGTGGGGAAAGAAGGGCAAGGCCGGTATCTACCAAAAGGTGCGCGGGATTCTCTGTCATCGGGACAGAAGGCAGCAGGGTCAAGAGCCAAAAACAAAGCCTCCAAAGGGGGCAAAGGCAAGGCTTCGTACACTGAGGCAGAGCGCAAAGCAGTTAGGCGAGCAACAAAGAAATGAGCAGACCCTTGATTGAAATAGACTGGGATCAGGTTGATGAGATGTGCCGCATCCACTGTACGGGAGAGGAGCAGGCAGCAGTTCTAGGGATCGACTATGACACCTTGAACCGAGCCTGTAAGAGAGAGCAGGGGCTAAGTTTTACGGAGTATTTCAAACAAAAGAGCGCATCAGGTAAAATGAGCCTAAGACGTAGGCAATACACCAAGGCCATGGACGGTGATAACACTCAGTTGATCTGGCTCGGCAAGAACTGGCTAGGACAGTCAGATCAGCCAGAAGTAGAAGCACAAGACCTGCCACCAATCGTCATAGAGCGGGCGAGTGAGGCTAACTAAGCCACAAGATGACATCTTCTTCAGTGACTCACGGTTCAGGGCGGTGGTCGCTGGTAGACGATTTGGGAAGACGTTTCTTTCTACCCATGAGCTTCTTCGTGCTGCCCTAGAAGGCAAGAACAGGAACTGCTGGTATGTCGCGCCGACCTACAAGGCTGCAAAAGAGATAGCCTGGGACATGCTGAACGAGGCTTTGCCTGCTGGGTATATCAGTAAGCGGAACGAAACCGCGCTATCGCTGACGCTCAAGAATGGTTCTACTATATCCCTCAAAGGGGCAGAGAAGCCTGACAACCTTAGAGGGAGGGCGTTGGACTTTGTTGTCCTGGACGAGTTCGCAGATATGCGGAAGGAAGCGTGGTACGAAGTGCTGCGGCCCAGTCTGTCGGATCGTCATTCTGGAGATAATCCGACACGGGCACTGTTCATTGGAACACCGAAGGGGCGCAACCATTTCTATGACATCTGGACGCGAGGCGTCGATGAGGAGGAGGGCTGGGAAGCCTTCCAGTATACGACCATCGAGGGCGGTAATGTTGACGAGACTGAGATCGAGGCAGCGCGGAATGACCTAGACGAAAGGACATTCAGCCAAGAGTATCAAGCCAAGTTCGTTAACTACTCCGGCATCATCTACTACGCATTCAGCCGAGAGGAGAGCGTGCGGAAGGGTTACATGAACGACCAGCTACACATTGGCATGGACTTCAACCTAGACCCTATGAGCGCAGCCGTATGCGTCAGAGAGGCGGATACGATCCAAGTGATCGACGAGATCGTTATTTATGGATCAAACACCGACGAGATGGTGGACGAGATCAAGCAACGGTATGGTGACAGACAAATCACTATCTACCCTGACCCAGCTAGTAAACAGAGAAAGACCAGCGCGGGAGGGAGGACAGACCTATCAATCCTCCAGAACGCAGGGTTTGCGGTAAAGGTGCGGAACAGTCACCCCGCCATCAGGGACAGAATCAACAGCGTAAACAGCAGGCTACGCTCCACCAGTGGAGTGCGGTCTTTGTTCATTGACCCCAAGTGCAAGCAGACCATCGCTTCATTGGAACGACAGACCTACAAGGAAGGCACTAGCCAACCCAACAAAGATGACGGTTATGACCACATGAATGACGCACTGGGATATTTGGTCGAGTACCTATATCCAATCAGGAAACAAAGAGAGATCGAACAACCAGTGAGGTGGAGCTAGTGAACAGCAACATTGAGTATCAACATCCCGACTACGATGCCAACGAGAATAGGTGGGAGCTTTATGTTCGCTCATACCTTGGGGGTGAGGAGTATCAGGCAGGGAACTACCTGACCGGCTACTTGAACGAGTCGGAAAATGAGTATGCTCGACGCATACAGTTAACCCCGATTGACAACCACTGCCGCAACGTCGTCCACATCTACAGTTCGTTTCTGTGGCGTACTCCCCCTGTTCGCGTTTTTAACTCGCTAGCCAACAACCCAGCGCTAGAGGCGATGATAAGCGATGCCGACCTAGATGGCGCAAGCCTCAACAGTTTTATGAAACAGGCGCAGATCTGGTCATCGGTTTATGGGCACGTTTGGATTCTTGTAGACAAGCCAGAGTCCAACGCGCAAACGAGAGCGGAGGAGCTAGACCAAGACATCCGGCCCTATCTCTCTCTATTCACGCCTGAAAACGTCTTCGACTGGAAGTGGGAGCGCACACCCTCTGGACGTTTCGAACTCACCTACCTAAAGCTCAGAGAAGCCGTAGACCGTGAGAACGCCACAACTAAGGTGAGCTACTATCGCATCTGGCGGAAAGACACGATCCAGCAGTGGAAGTCTGACGGCGACAAAGAGCAGATGATCGGCGAGATCGACAACCCACTAGGCAAGATTCCAGCGGTCTATCTGCCTGCCCAACGCAGTGTGACCCGTGGAGTGGGCGTGAGTGACCTGTCAGACATTGCCTACATGCAAAAGGCTATCTACAGTGAGCTTTCAGAGATCGAGCAGCTAATCCGCATCAGCAATCACCCCTCCCTGGTTAAGACCTACGACACCGATGCGAGTGCGGGAGCGGGTTCTGTCATTAACGTGCCCGATGACGCAGCCGAAACCATGAAGCCGTTTCTGCTACAACCTTCAGGCCAGAACATCAACAGCATTCGAGAGTCCATCAAGGACAAAGTGGAAGCGATTAACCGCATGGCCCAGATGGGCGCTGTACGCGGAACGGATGCCAAGACGATGTCAGGCATTGCCATGCAGACCGAGTTCCAGATGCTGAACGCCAAGCTATCAGAGAAAGCTGATCTGCTGGAGCTAGCCGAAGAACATATGTGGACGTACTTCTGCAACTGGTTAGACGTAACGCCAGACGTAGAGGTGTTCTACCCTGATTCCTTCGACATCCGCGACTACGATAAAGAGCTTGAGTTCTTGCAGAAGATGAAAGCCAGCGGTGTCAGATCAGTCACATTAGCGCAAGAGCTAGACAAGCAAATCGCCGACCTCGCCCTTGATGATGACAAGTTGGCGCAATCCCATGTCGAGATCGAAGGATCGGCGCAGGTTCTAGGTCAGTTCCCAGTGGAGACTGAGGCGCGGTAATGGCAGCAGCCGATGACTACGCAGAGTTCCTAGAGCGGCTGACTGATTCACATCAGCAGCGCATCACAGAGATGCTACAGCTAACAGAGAACGACCTAGCCAACTATCTACAAACCGCCCCTGATACTGATGGGGCTATGTTTGACGTTGAGTGGGCGGTCAATGCTCGGACGGAGATGAGGCGGATTCTTGAGGAGGACTATCTAGCTCAGGTGCAGGACATGCTGGGCGACTATAGGGCCGTGGCAGCCGAGCAACTAGGAATGCTAAATACCTACGGGACGTTCACAAGAGTCGCTCCAGAGGCCATAGCGGGGCTACAGAGGCTATCTTTTCAAGGGTTCGAGGCATTGGCAGCACAGCAGCTAGATACGCTGGCTAATGGCGTCTATCAGGCAGCGCTGATAGGAAGGGAAAAAGCAGACTTTATCCAAGAGGTGAGGGGGCAGATTAATGGAATCTATCAAGCGAGCGATCAAGAGGAAATTCGCCAACTGGTTGAGGTGGCTAAAAACTCAACTGGAGCCAGACAACAGGCGGCGATTGATAGACTTCACGGAGTTTATGCTGCTGACCGCTTGGGCAATAACTTGCGGCGTTATGCGACAGGTTATGCAACGGATTCGCTCAATCAATATTCGGCGACCCTAACCGCCACCACTGCCAACGAGCAAGGCATTGACCGCTTTGAATACTACGGGGACGTGATCCGCGACAGCCGTGAGTTCTGCAAGAAGCACGTCGGCAAGGAATACACGCGAGAAGAAATCACGCGCATATGGGCGGGAAGTTGGGCAGGTAAGGCTCCAGGTGATCCGTTCATCGTGAGGGGTGGCTACAACTGCCGCCATCAATGGCTACCAATCGTAGAGGAATAACTATGTCCAAAGAATTAGACCGCGCCAAGAATCTGGTCGCTAGACGGCCAATCCCGCCAGCTATTCGAGAACTGTTGGAGCCGTTAGCAGCGGCGGCACCAGAGGAGGAGAAGCTGGAGTTTGATGACCTGTATGGAATCGTGAACGTGCTGCTCCCCCTCCCCAAGAAGACTAGGAAGAAGAAAGATGCCGAGCCATTACGGACACAGCAAGACGAAGAAGAAAAAGCAGCCGATGAACAAGCGGAAGCGAACGACTAAAAGATAACCGCCAGCTATTGACATCCCTGTGAAGCTGGTATAATGCCCCCACTCGAAAGAGGTTCGTACATGAGCGAAGAAGTCATGGTTGAAAGCACTGAAACTGAACCAGTGCAGGATACGGAAGTTCAGGAAAGCAAGACGTTTACTCAAGAGGAGCTAGACCGCATTGTTGCGGATAGAGTCGCTAGAGAGAAACGTAAGCACGACAAAGCGCTAGAAGGTATCGACATCAACGAAGCTCGCCAGATCATGCTTGAGCGTGAACAGGCGAACATTGAACGCCAAAAGGAAAAAGGCGAGTTCGAGCAGGTACTGAAGCAGACTGTCGAAAAGAAGGATCTAGAGCTTGCCGCTATGCGGATGGCGTTGGAAACCACCAAGATAGACGGTGCGTTACTGACGGCAGCCAGCAAGCACAACGCTGTAGACTCTCAACAGGTATCGCAGTTGCTGCGTAATCGTGTAAAACTCTCCGACGATGGTTCGGTTGAAGTCTTAGACGATAACGGCGCAGTCAGATACAACGACAAAGCCGACCCCCTCTCAGTTGATGAGTTGGTGGGTGACTTTCTTACGGCTAACCCGCATTTTGTCAGAGCCTCCCAAGGTGGCGCTGGCACTCAGGGAATGGCTGGTGGCTCCACGCAGAAGCCTATATCTGTGGCTGACATGGTAGAAAACTGGAACGACGGAGGGCGAGAAGCCTTTGCCGCGTTAAAGAAGAAAGCCAAATAAACCACTTTTGATATAGGACTACTAATATGGCTGCTACAACAAGCACAACCCTTGACGACCTGTTTGCGAATATCATCGCTCAGGCACGATTCACCGCTGAAGAAGAATCCCTAATGATGGGATTGGTGACTCAGTACAACATCGGCGACGAAGCCGGCAAGACGATTCAGGTGCCAAAGTACCCTGCGATCACTGCCGCTGACCTAACCGAAGGCACCGACCTGACCAGCACGACTGTTTCTACTTCCTCTGTTGACATTACCGTTGGTGAAGTTGGCGCACAGGTAGTATTGACTGATCTGGCTGCCATGGGTGCTGGCAACCCTGCTGAAGAGTTGGGTACGGTACTGGGTAACGCTATCGCCACTAAGATGGACGCAGACCTGATCGCTTTGTTCGATGGGTTCAGCACTTCCTTCGGCGCTGCCGCTCAAGAGATCACTGTAGCTGATCTGTTCAAGGCTGCTGCTACCTTGCGTAACAACAAGGCACAAGGCGACATCTTCGCGGTTGTTAACCCTTTCCAGGCGTACCAGCTGAAAGCCAACCTAACCAATACCTTCGCTAACCCCAACGGTGGTGACGCGCAGAACACGGCTATGGTTAACGCTTACGTTGGAACCATCGCTGGAATCGACATCTACGAGTCATCTAATGTGACTGTGGACGGTTCTGGTGACGCGAAAGGCGCTGTCTTCTCACGCGAAGCCTTGGCTATCGCTATGAAGCGTGACTTCCAGATCGAAGCGCAACGAGACGCATCCCTACGGGCCTTCGAGCTTAACGCTACCGCCATCTACGGTGTGGGCGAGCTTGATGACACCTACGGCTGCGAGATGTTGTTCGACGCTAGCATCTAGAGCGTTTGGATGGCCCTGCCCCTATCTCTCCTTTGGGGTGGGGCCGTCCTTTTTTTGGAGGTTCTATTGGCTATAACTTACCGAGGCGAGCGGTTCGAGGGTTACAACAAACCCAAGCGCACACCTAAGCACCCAGAGAAAAGCCACGCAGTATTGGCAAAGGAAGGCGACAAGGTTCGTCTGATCCGCTTTGGGCTACAAGGCGCAGAGAATAAGCCCCCTCGCAAGGGTGAGAGTGAGGCAGACAAAGCCAAGCGTAGATCGTTCAAGGCTAGGTTCGCCAAGCAGATAGCAGCAGGGCGCAAAGACAAAACAGCATCAGCCGCATATTGGGCTGACAAGGTGAAGTGGTAATGGCATTTTCTCAAGACTCCGATCTGGTAGCCCTTGTCCCTGACATCTTGGACTTCGGCATCACATCCTTTGCGACTGAACACGCGAAAGCGCAAACAGATTTAACCCGTACCATCCGAAACGAGTGGTGGTACAAGAAGCAGATCCCAGGGGAAATGAACCCCGCTTATCTGACAGATTCCCAGTGGACACGCTGTAATGCCTATCTGGTGTTATGGAAGTTCGCCCTCCCCCAGCTAACCAACTGGGTTCAAGATGACCGCTTTCTCAACATGATTAACTTCTACCAGCAGCGCTACCAAGAAGAACTTGTGGCGGTATTTGCTGACGGTGTTGAGTATGACGATGACGCAAGCGGCACCATTGAAGATGATGAGAAGGGCATTGTCGCTTATGGGCGACTCACGCGATGAGCTTAGGCCTATCAATCACAATCAAGCCACGCGACCTTGCCAAGATTGCAAAGCAAGAGGAGCGGGACATTAAGCGCGGCATCGACAAAGCTATTGGTCGCGTCGGTTCTTTGGGCAAGCAGATCATCCTTCAGCGCACAGAGAAGGGGAGAGGCATTGATGGCCCGTTCAAGCCTTATTCTGGAAGCCTTACCAAAGGATTTTGGAAGGGTGACAAAAACAAAAAGGGTTCTGGATATCTTGCATACAGAAAGTATGAGCTTCAAAAGGATAATCCAAAGAAAGTAAATCTGAACGCCACAGGCCAAATGCTTCGGTCTGTGCAGGTTCGTCAGGCTGATAGCAGAACTGCAAACATTTACTTTGACAACCCAGACGCAGCAAAGAAGGCCGCATTCAACGACAGAACAAGGCCGTTTTTTGGGTTCAATCGCAGAGAGGAAAACCGTCTGGTTGCTTTGTTCCGTAAGGAGATGTCTGCGTGAGCGTGAGAGAGAACATTGCAGGCAACCTAGTTACATCGCTACAAGCTGTAACCACCCCCACGACTATTAAGTTTGTAACTCGGGAGCCGTTTGATTTTGACAAGTTAAGCAACGCGCAATACCCAGCGGTGCTAGTCAGAACCACAAACGAGAACCGAGAAGATGGAACTGTGGGTGGGAGCATTACTCAGCGGTTCGGCACTATAGATTACGAGCTTGTCTGCTATGTGAAGGGGACAGGCTTGGATCAAGCAAGGAATAACATCGTCGAGGCTATCGAAGAAAAGCTAGACGAAGACAGATCGCGTGGTGGCTATGCAATCGACACACAGATTGTCAGCGTAGAAACCGACGACGGCAGCATTACCCCCATCGGTGGGGTGATTTTAACGGTACGCATTGAGTACCAGTACACTCGTGGAACAACCTAAAGGGGTTTAATCATGGCAACGACTAAAGGCTCAAGCGGCGTAGTCAAATTGGCGGTAAGTGGCGGCAGTGTCGCTGCTATGGGTGAAGTCCGTAGCTTCACTTTGGATGAAACGGCAGACACGATAGAAGACAGCGTGATGGGCGATACCGCTCGCACATACTTGTCCTCTCTCACCTCTGCGACTCTATCAATGGACGTTTACTGGGACGATGCTGACGCAGTCCAGCTAGTAATGGACTCAGGCGCCGCGCTTGATTGGGAACTTTACCCAACAGGAACCGGCGTCGGCGAGAAGTATTACAGTGGTGGTGGAATCCTTACGAGCAAGTCATTGACTGCCTCGTTTGATGGTATGGTTGAGGGTAGTTTCGCTCTGCAAGTATCGGGAGCGGTTACCGAAGCCACTGCATAAAGGAATCCCCCAATGGGTTTAGCTAAAGATTTACGAAACAGAAGAAAAGTGAATGCTCGAAAGATCGAGGTTGCGGCATGGGCTGATCCAGATGGACAGCCCTTTGCCATGTATTGCTACCCGATAACTTGCTACGACATCAGCGAGCTTCAAAAGAAGCACCCCAAGTTCATGGAGAACACGACGATTTCGGCAATGATTGACCTGATAGTCATGAAAGCCAGCGACGAGGGTGGGGGCAGGCTGTTTACTGCGGCAGAAGACCGCATGGATTTGATGGGCGAGGAGACTAGCGTCATCTCTGGTATAGCCGAGCAGATGTTTGCAGAGATCCAGTCCGTCGAGGATCAGGAAAAAAACTAAGAGCCGATTCGTTGAGGTTTAACTTGGTTGCCTTGGCGGATCGGCTACACATGAGCATCTCAGAGGCCGAGCAGATGTCGTTGTCTGAATTCAACGAGTGGCTAGCCTTCTACAAGATTAGAGGCGAGGAACAAGATGGCTAACGATGTCTTAATTAAGATCAAAGCGGTTGACCAAACCAAGCGAGCCTTCTCTGGTATCACCAAAGGCCTCAGGACGGTTGCAGGGGCCGCTCTAAACCTCAAGACAGCCTTTGTCGGCGTGGCTGGTGCTGCTGGCATAGGTTTGCTCATATCACGCTCCCTGGACGCTACAGACGCTCTGGCGAAGACTGCTACTCGTATTGGTACGACCACTGAGGCGCTGAGTCGTTTGCACTTCGCTGCCGATATAAGTGGTGTCTCTACTGAAACCCTGAACATGGCGATGCAGCGGTTTACTCGCAGAACTGCTGAGGCTGCCCGTGGTACAGGTGAGGCAAAGGACGCTATCCGCGAGCTTGGCCTGAATGCGAACGACCTTCTCCGTTTAGACCTAGACGAGCAGATGATTAAGCTGGCTGATGCCTTTGCTGACGTTCAGACGGACGCAGACAAAGTGCGTCTTGCTATGAAACTGTTCGATAGTGAGGGTGTGGCATTAGTCCAGACTTTAGGCGCTGGTTCTGCTGGCCTGCGTGAGATGTTTAGCGAGGCCGAAGCTCTTGGTGCTGTGATGTCTACGGACGCAGCTAAGGGTGTTGAGGATGCACAAGACGCTCTCACTCGACTCAAGACTGTTATGGGCGGACTCAGGGATCAGGTTGTGGCGGCGTTGGCCCCCGCTCTTGAATCCATCGTGACATCGCTCACTGACATGGTGAGGGAGGCGGGTCTAGCAGAGGGTGGCTTTAAGCAGCTAGCCAGCAATATAGCCGGTTCAATGATTGGCGCTTTTGTCACTGTCATAGAAGGCAGTGAAAACATGGTAAATACCATAATCCAAGGCATTAACGCCATAAAAAGAGGTATTCGAGCATTCCAAGAAGCTAGCGGTCAAGGTGCAATAGGCGCACAAGCGCAGTTGACAAAAGAGCAAGAGGTTTTGAATGCTCGTATTGGCGAGGGCAGAGCGCAAATAGACAGAATGCGCGATGCAATCCGAGAAGGACAAAAGACTTTCGGTGTCGGCGCTACGGTAGATGCGATCCTTGGCGATGAAGCGAGGCTCAAGGTAGTAAACGAAGAGTTGGAGAAGCTCGCCCCACAAGTTCAAGCCCTGCAAGAAATCCCCGAGTTCAGTGTTGATGATTTTACCGGCGGAATGCTTTCTGGTTTGAAAGATTTGCGGAAGCAATTATCAGAAGGCTTTGATCTTGGAGAAACTGAAGGCGCAGGCACCGGAACACAAACTGCCGAAGTAAACAAACTGCAACTAGCTTACGAGGGAGCAACCGACGCGATCAAGAAGTTCAACAGCGCAAACGACGATGTTAGAACCAAGATGGAACAGATCACGACAAAAACGCTGGCTTCATTCTCCGACGCATTGACCAACGCTGTTATGGGCACCGGCAGCCTGAAAGACGCTTTCAAGGCGATGATAAAGAACATGGTCGCCCAACTCATTCAGTTCTACATCATTGACCGATTGACGGGCGGCATTGCTAGCGCACTGTTTGGAATGAAAAAAGCTGTAACCGGCGGCGGTGGTGGGGCAGGCGGCGTGGCACCTCGATCAGCTAGGGCCATCGGCGGCCCAGTACAAGCTGGCAGCCCTTACATGGTGGGAGAGCGTGGGCCTGAGATGTTCGTGCCCAACCAGTCTGGCTCAATAGTTCCAAACAAGAAGATGGGTGGCGG